TTACTTGACCTGGAGCACCTTTACCTAACAAAAAACCTTTTGGTAAAGAAGCACCACTCCATACTTCATAAACAAATTGATCAGCTAATTCATCAGACAAAACTAAACCTTTTCTTTTTGCCTTTTCTTTTTCTTTATCATCTAAACCACCACCATCTTTTTCCATTACTAACATGACATTATCAATAATATCTTTATCAATACCTTTTGCAATACATAATTCTTTCAACAATGCCAAATGATAAGCATTACTTGGATTAGGTACACCAGTAGGAACTTTAGCTCTCCATTCAAGCCATATTGAATTTAAATCAGAATTCATAATTCTTCATTTCTCCGTAATTATTACCGACTTTGGTATTGGTGATGAAGTTGTTTTGTTCGAGAATTTTTTTGATATCATATAATGTTTCTACTCCATCATCTTTATGATAATCAAATAAAAAACTATCATAGTTATAATGAACAATTTTTGTCTTTCTTGTTAATAAATATGTGTGTAATTCCATTAAGAGTTTAACATTTCGTTCCGTTTCATATGATTGAATGTAGTAATTAAATAACTTCTGAGCATTTAGATTTTCTAAATTCTCATCTTTCATAGGTCTATTATAAATATGTGAGTTTATTTTTTTCCTATCATTAAACTCAATCCACATCTCACTAATGAGTTTTTTGGTTATGCCTAAGAATTCAACTTTGTTTGCCACATTATTTGGAATACCACCATACAGATATTGAAATGTTTTACCCTTACCTTTATCTAAATCCACACCATACTTATCAGATAGATATTCATGTACTGATGTTTTAGGAAAATCATAATCAATCAAATCACCAATTAATCTTGGATGATATGCATCAAAGTCAAACTCAATAAAAACATCATTTAATGGCGAAAAACATTTCCTATGTTCTGGTGTCAAAGCAGCAAAGTTTAAATTATGAATACTATTGGATGGTCTGGATGTCGTAGTGAAGAAATTATAATTCTGATATAATTTTTTATCATGAATGTATTGAGCTACTTGATGACCAAAGGTAGAGATGATATTTGTATTGACTCCAATTCCATTTAATTCAATCAATGTAAGTGCTTTGGTAAACTCATCATGAAACAATTGTAACTCTGGTGTAATGTCTAAATCATCATCTTGATAATTTATTTTCTCCATTATTTTTCGTAAAGGATAGTAATAAATGAAATCACTATCACTATAGAAGTTAGACCACATTACCTCATGTTTTACTTTATTGAAATGCCAGTAATGAACTACATTCAAGTCTAAATAATTCAAATCATTCTTTATAAAGGTTTTGTAATCAATTCCTTTGTAAAGTTTTTCTTTGTCTAATTTACCGACTTGTTTTTCATAATGGTTAGCATACAATATATCTTTGTCGAACATCAAGACAATGTTGTTATTTGGGTGAGACTTTGAGAAGTTTTGTAACGATGTAACCATTTTAACCATAGGTTAATTTAAGTGTTTTTTATCATAAAGTCAATA